AACGATGATATTACACCGTCTGGAGTTACTGCTAATGCTCTTGTGGGATCTGTTACGGTTAATCCTACCGTAACCGCTCCGAGCTTTGATAGCACAACAACAACCTTAGACTCTACTACAGACACATTTGACGAGGGATAGAACATGGCTTTACAAAGTGTAGGAATAGGAAGCAGCGCAAACGATGGAAATGGTGACACCCTTCGCGCAGGCGCAACTAAGATAAACGCTAACTTTACAGAGATATATGCAGCACTTGGAAACGGCTCAACTCTTACCGACCTTATAGATTCTAACGGTATTATAGATGTAAGTTCTGGTGCAAATAAAATTGTATTCTATTACGCGGCTTTAAGTGATCTTCCAAGTGCTTCTACATATCATGGCGCAGTAGCCCATGTTCATGCAACTGGAGGACTATATTTCGCGCACGGTGGGGCGTGGATTAGAGTAAATGACGAAACAACTGGTCCTGTAACAAAATATACAGCAGGTACAAACGGATCTTCTGCGTATACTTTTACTGGTCCTGGTGCTACCTCTGGAGATAATCCAAACTTTACTTTTTATAAAGGTCATACTTATCTTATAGATAATACATCTAATGTAGGAAGCCATCCTTTGCAGATTAGAACATCTAGTGGTGGTTCTGCTTTTACTACAGGGGTAACAGAAAATTTTAACTCAACCACAGGGTTGACACAGTTTATCGTACCACATGAGCCTAGTGATACATCCTTGGTGTATCAATGTACAAATCATGGTAGTATGGTAGGGAATATAACAATAGTGTGATGACATGAGCTTTACATATTTACAACTTAAAGATGCCATAAAAGACTACACTGAGTATGAAGAGACAAGCTTTGTAAACAACATACCGTTGTTTATTCGTTTGTCTGAAGAACGTATTCTTAAAAACGTGCAACTTAGTTTGTTTCGTAAAAATGCAAACGCACAAACAACAAGCGGCATACAATATATTAAAGTGCCTTCAGACTTTTTGGCTCCTTTTTCTTTGAGCATGACAGGTGCCGATGGTGATAAGTTTTTTTTAGATTTTAAAGATCCTAGTTTCGTACAGGAGTACACGCCGGATCCAACCACTACGGGGTCTCCTAGATACTACTGTGTATTTGATGTTGATAATTTCTTAATGGCACCTACACCAAATGCCGCTTTTACCGCAGAGCTTCACTACTTCTATAGGCCACAGAGCATTACAGAACTATCTGACAGTTCAACAACATGGTTGAGTGAAAATGCTGAAATGGCTTTGTTATATGGAGCACTTATTGAGGCGTATATATACATGAAGGGTGAACAGGATGTTATGGCAATGTATAATAAACGCTTCCAAGAATCTTTGGTTGGTATTAAAATGCTTGGCGAAGCAAAAGAAACCACTGACGAGTATCGTCGGGGTAAAGTTCTTAGGGAGAAGACTTGATGTTTAAAATAGATGTAAATGTACCTCAAGATGAGTCCTTGGTACAAATAAACACAACTCACAACAGGGGTCTAACCCCTGATGAATTGTCTGAACAGTGCGTAGAAAAAATTATCGCAGTGTCAGACTCAGCGCATCCAGCAATCAGGGATCAGGCTCATGCCTTCTCTAAGCATCTGGAGAAACTGGTGGCCTACTATATGAGGCAAGCTATTCACAGTGACCGTACAACTGTGTATAATGCTCTCAAGGACGCAGGTCATCCTGAACTAGCCGAGCTTATAAGGAGATTGTAAAATGGCATTTAGCGGCAACTTTATGTGCACATCATTCAAGAAAGAATTGATGACTGCAACACACAACTTTACCAACTCAAGTGGTAATACTTTTAAATTAGCTTTGTATGATAACAGTGCTTCATTCAACGCAGCGACTACAGCGTATACTACTTCTAACGAAGTAAGTGCATC